AGTTCAGTTGGCATAGTTCATTCACCACCTTTTAAACAAATTGGAAACTCAGGGTCGAGGTTTATATTATCTATTTTTAGCATTTCCTTCACTTTTTCTCTAGCCTTTTTTATCATACGGTATAGCAAAATGTTATTGTCGGTGCAAACGGCGAGAGCTATATAAAAATCTAACGCAGACGCAAGTAATGCGTCTGTAACGCTTCCAACTTGGTCTGCTGGCACGCTGACGCTTACTTTGTTCTCCTCATCTCTATATGTTATTATATTGCTAACATCATAATACTTGTTCGGCAACTTTAATGAAAAGCACTTTACGAAATATTCTGCTACAGGCTCAGGTAGATACACCCTCGTATTAACTACATAATATTTCATAACTTTAACTTGGGTCATAAGGTATAAAAAGAGCTAAATAACCTTTGAGTACACTGCTGAAAATAATTCGCTGGCATCATAATCATTAAATTTATAATATTCATCACAGATTTCGTCTATTATGTGTTGCATTTCATCAGGCACTTCACCACTATATACATGTATGCATGTAACTACTAAGCCATTATTCTTTGCAAAGTTCTTGAAATCATAAAGCGTTATATCATCATAATTCGTGCCAAAATCAGATAGTATGAAGATCTGTTTTATGTCCTTTAACCCTGGATAGTTATTATAATATTCCATGAATTTTCTTAGTGCAACCATCATATCCGTTCCTCCTCCAGGTTGGATCTGAGCTATTTCGAAAACGTTGTTAACATCCAGAGGCTCAGTTGTCGAATTATCGAAGTATTGCACAAACACCTTCTTATTATTCTTTTCAGCTTCCATAGCAGAAGCCAAGGCTACGGCAGAAACGTTTTCAAACGCTGTGTATCCGTTCGTCATAACATCTCCCATAGACCCGCTTTTGTCTATTATGAAATAGAAGTCACCAACGCCCTCATTTTCTACCGCCCTTTGCAGTAAGGCTCTGTTAGTATACCGTTCTAGGAAAATCTCGTCTGGTAGAAGTAGTTGGCTCTTAAACATATGTTTAATATTATTTCCAGTCGTTATTCCCTTCATCACCCCTCCTTGGTCTTTAACGCCTCTGTTAGCGTACTCTAAATCGACCTGATTAGCCAGAGCCAGAATCCTGTTAGCTCTATCTAATAATTCCAAAATTCTAGGATTGATCTCGTTTAATATTCCTCCTCCTGAGCCTTTTCCAATAGACAGTGCCGATAATGATTTTTGAAGGCTTTCTTCCAACTGATCTAAAATCATTGATTCCTCGTCAATGTTAGTTTCTAGTTCTTCCAAAATATCTTCGATTTTCTGTCCTTCTCCACCTTCTGATTCCTGCTCACTATTTTGACCTTGGTTTTCTTCGCTTTCACCTTGCTGTCCCCCTTCTTCTCCGCCCTCTTCTTCACCTTCTTGCTCTTCTTCCCCACTCTGTCCTTCTCCCTCTTCTTCACCTTCTGATTCCTCTCCCTGTTGAGCTTCCCCTTCTTCTTCACTTTGGCTCCCTTCACTTTCACTTTCCTCTCCCTCTCCTTCTTCTCCTAATTCTTGTTCTTCTCCCTCTTCCACACCTTCACCTTGTCCTTCACTTTCTTCTCCCTCTTCTCCGCTTTGACCCTCTTCGTTTTCGCTTCCTCCTTCCTCACCCTGTTCACCGTTTTGTCCTTCCTGTTCTTCACTATTTTGTTCTTCACTTTCGCTTTGTTCTCCCTCTTCTTCTCCTAATTCCTCTCCTTGTTCTCCTTCGTTTCCGCTTTCTTGTTCTCCACTCTCTTCCCCACTTTGTTGTTCCTCTCCTTGTAATTCGGCTTCCTCTCCTTCTTCCCCACCCTGGCTCTCTTCACCTTCACCCTGTTGTTCCTCTCCCTCTTCTTCACCTTCTTGTGGTTCTCCTTCCTCTCCCTCTTCTTGATTTCCTCCGATTTCACCTTCCTGCCCTTCTTCTGATTCTTGTTCTCCACTCTCTCCTTCTCCTTCCTGCGTTTCCCCTTCTTCCCCACTTTGGTTCTCTTCGTTTTCATTTCCTTGTTCTCCTCCTTGTTCACCTTCCTGTCCTTCCTTTTCCTCACTATTTTGCCCTTCGTTTTCCTGTCCTCCTTCTTCTGATTCCTGTCCTTGTTGCACTTCTTTTTCTTCCCCTCCTTCTTCTTCTCCACCTTCACCTTCTGATTCCTGTTCTTCTCCTTCACCCTCTTGATTCATGTTTTGCCCTTCTTCTCCTAATTCCTCTCCTTGTTGTTGTTCTCCACTCTCTTCCCCGCTTTGACTCTCTTCATTTCCGCTTTCCCCTTCTGATTCCTCTCCTTCCTGGACATTGCCCTGTTCTCCTTCGTTTCCTTCTTCCCCACTTTGTTGTTCCTCTCCTTTCTCTTCACCTTCTGATTCCTCTCCCTGTTGAGTTTCCCCTTCTTCTCCACCTTGTTGTTGCCCTTGTTCCTCGCCGTTTTCCTGCTCGTTACCCTCCTGGCTTTCTTCTCCTAATTCTTGCTCTTGGTTCTCTTCGCTTTCACTTTCTTCTTCTCCCTCTTCCTGTTTTTCTCCTTCTTTTTCGCCTTGCTTCTGTTTTTCTTGTTGTTTTTCTCCTTTGTTGGATCTGAATTTTTTCTCTTGTAATGCCTGTTGCAACATCTGTTTGATAGTTCTAAATGATAAACCTTGCAGGTTTTTACGCTGTATCAGACGCTGGATATCGTCTAATTTTTCGTTTATGTCGTTAATTCTATTTAAATCGATATTTTTTAAAAAATTATAAACAAAATAAGCGAGTACTGCTGGGAATTGCAACAGAAGTTTGTTTTGTTCTGACGCTATCTTGACAAGTTTATATACAGCATCTCTTAAACTAGCCCTGAGGTCTGGTGTAATTGTGAGATAACGAGACTTAGATTTTAAATCCTTTATCACTGTTTCAAAGATAGTGTCTGTTAGTTCTGTTAGTTGTCTCTCTTCATCTTCATTATTATTAAAGAAGCTTTGCATAACTCTCACTTCATTTCATTTGTGAAAGTATCTTCTTAGTTTTTTCTAATGTGTCTATGAAATCTAGTATTTTAGTCCTTACCTCACGTATAGTATCGTCAAGACTCTTCATTATTGCTTCTTTTTGCTCTTGGACTACCACTGTTTCTGGTAATGCGTTAGAAAATTGCGGGAAGAATTTTCGTATCCCTGCGATGAGTTTGCTGTTCTCGTCGCTCTCTCCTAGTTTCATTAGTTCATTAAATTTACTTTCAATTTCAGCTTTTATCTTGTTATAAACTTTATCAAGCTCGGTCATCGCATTAGCCTTTATCCGATCTATATCTATCTTGTCAGAGACAGTAGACACAATACTTTGAAGCAGTTTCTGTGCTAAAGTCCTGATTTTAACATTATTGGCGTACCTAGTCGCGACATCGTTTAAGGTACCTACAGCTTTTATAAAATTATTCAACTTATACAGCGTGTCACCAGAACTATTTGTTACCTTCAAAAATTTCTTAACAAGATCTGCTCTATCTTTTGCTAAATCGGGTGACGACGCTGGAAATGTTTTAGTAATAACATTTACAGCGTAAGCAGACGTTTCGTCTAGCAACTTATTTAGGTCTTCGTCTGTCAATATTTTCTCTGCTGTTTTGGAAATACTTTTTACCAAGCTAATAATATCAATAGAAGACTTATTCGATGCATTTGTGTTGAAATACGATTTGATCAATGACGAGACTATGGGAGATATTATATTCTTTAGCTCTGGTGTGAACGGGATTGTAAGATAGAACGCTAATGCAGTATGCACTGGTGTAATTGTTGAATTGCCGAACATTTCACGTAACGCGTTAGCGACTTGCATTATGCTTTTGAATTTTCTCTCGCTGATTGTCAGATATCCGCCCATCGATTTGAAATACGACCTTATAACTCCGGTATCACTAAACGCTCTTGGGTTTTGCAAAGCCTGTGCTATTGCACCTAAGATGAGGTTAGCCTGCTTTACCGCTTCGAGTACAGTATCTTGCGTTATATATTTGGTGTAATCTGAAAGGATTTTATCCTGTATTTTTCTGACTTCGTCATAACTCGTTACAATTGGGATGAAAGTAGGCTTAGTTGCCGTAAGAACTTTATAATACCTTTCTGCGACTGACTTGAGGTTTTGTATGTCTTCCAAATTAGGCGAAAGAACCGTAGCGAATATCTTGAACCTATCGAGAAACGCCCTGTCCGCTTGTGTATTTACCCTTACCTCGTTCGACGCAGAAAAGAACGCTAGCCACGGTAACGAGATCTCTTTACTTCCATTTCTGAACTTCTTTTCGTTAATCGCTCTGAACAGTGATTCGGCAAGGACTTTGTTGCTCTTAAAAATCTCATCTATGAAAACTAATTTAGCAGAAGGCAAGAAGCCTTCAGTAATATATTCTAGTAGTCCTTCTTCTCTCAATTTTTTTAGGTTTACATTTCCAAAGATGTCCTCTGGCGTCATCGCCTCATGAGCGAGTACTATAAAAAGCTCTTCTGGTTTAATCCCATCGATCATTTTCGCAAGGAGTTCGATAGTATACGTTTTTGCAGTACCGGGGTCTCCGATGAGTAGAGTAGGAAAGCCTGTCAAAAGTCCCGTTATTACAGCTGTTTTGATGTCTTCATTTCCGACAACGTATTTATCTAACTCGTCTTTCAAACGCCTTGCAATGGTAGAAACATCAACAGAAGGCGACAAAATTTCACTGTTCTTTTCTTGTTCTTGTAATTGCATAAAAACATCTGGTTCCAGAAACTTAAAAATTTTCCTCAAACATCTGTTTGAGACTTAAAACCCGCTTTTTAAATGGTTTCTGAGGCAAGAAATTATTATGAGCCTAAATAACCCCAATAATAAAAAACAACAGCAACAAGAACCCACGTATGAAATATCTGCAAGCACGGCAACGCCACCACCAACGCCACTATTCCCACAAATACAACAAACCCAACAACAGCCTCAGTTATCGCCACTTGGACGAAGAAATATTGTAAAAGTTGACCCGAACTTAGTCAGGCAAGCAATTAGGGAAAAAGCTATAATCCCTACAAGGCAGGTGACGCAAAAAGAAGCAATCAAAATAACAACTGTGCAAGAAATCATAAACAATTACGTATTGATTTTAACGAAAGACCTTAAGAGCGGGTCTCTGCAGTTCTACGGCACACCATATAACGTAGATGAGAATTTCCAGATTTTATTATCGATTTTGACGGATAGGTTTTCAAGCCTTGCCATTGACGAATTGTCTGAAAAGTTTGCAGAGCTTCGTAGTTTGATAGCAAGTGATGCGAACTATGATGATATAATAGCTAAGCTTAATGAGGCACATAGACTAGTAGTGTTACTTTTGTTAGCGTTTGAAAGGAGTATCATGGAAGTTGCAGGAGTAAGTACATCGAAAATGAGAGTAGAAATGCTGTCTCCACTCGAAATAGCACAGACGTTAGGTATTACTCCTATAAGCACCGATAGGTTGTAGGAGATAGGGATTTCATTGGGGTTTACAGGGGTCGGTTATGGAAGAGAAATTGAAAGATAGTATATCATGGTTTTTTGCAGGGCTAGGTTTAACCAGTCTAGGATCAGCGTTTTTAGGTGACGGAAAACCGTATTTACTGCCTACAGCATTTCTCGTTGTCGCTTTAGGTATGCTCTCTATATTTGTAAGGCAAAGAATACTCATTGTTTCGGCTTTTGCTATTGCTACTATTACAGCTGTGGTGAATATAATCACAGGATTACCTATCCTAACGGATGAAGAAGCAATAATATTATACGCGTCACACTTATTCCTCGACGGAAAAAACCCGTACCTTTATTCAATGGCTAAAGCGTTTTCCATATATCACGTTCCGTATAACGTTGTTACCGGCACTACGTCAAACTCATTTCTGCCGACCGTCTATATTTACCCCCCATTATCGTTCATCAGCGTTGCGGTTTTGCATAACCTTGAAACAGTAAACGTAATAACAGCTGTTTTAGCTTTTACGTATTCCTTCCTCAAAAGACACGAAAACGCTTTCATCGCATCTTTTTTCCTATTTCCTGCACTTTCATATGATTTTGCGACAGGACAAGAACTGAACCTTTTCGCATATTCCATTGCGTTTCTTGCAATATTTAATGAGAGGTTAAGATACTTGCTCCTAGGAATCTCTGCAGACGTAAAGCAGTTTGCGATACTGGTAGCTATTCTTCTAATTAAATTTGAAAGACAGAAACTTAGGAAGATAGCAGAATTCACGTTACCGTTACTGCTCTCATCAATACCCTTCATTTCAAAGCAATACCTTGCGTCCGTTATAACTATTACGCAACCTGTTGCACAACAGGGCGTTTCGTTTTCACTTCTTACTGCATTCGGGTTGCCTATCCCCTCGTTCGTGTATACTGTACTTGAGGTGTCTCTTTTCGCATTAATCCTATTATATAATAATAAGAAAGAATTAGCTTGGGGTCTTCCGGCGTTAATATGGATATTCTCTTTTAGAGATTTAGCTTATTTTACATTTTATTTTGCGTTACAATATGCAGTATGGATGATGAAAGATGCAAAAGTTTGAAATCGTACTAATGTTAGTAGTTATAATACCATCCCTTTTCACGTTTTCTATTTTTTTCTATCACCCGCAATTGCATGCAAAGGTGTTGGATTTCTACGACGTAGGAGAAATAAATAAGTACAACGTAATAGCGATATGCATACAAAACCCTACCAATAAAACATATGTATTGGTGCCGGTAATTAACAGTCATCGTTGGTACCCAAACATAATAATCCTAAAACCGCACGAATATGTTATAGTAAACGTTACGGCACCTGATCCTACTGTTGCCATTTCACAAAACTCTGCCTATGTAATTACATTCTATTTGTATAATACTCAAACTGCTGTGTTATCCATAAGCGGATTCGCCCCCGCAGGTACGGTATATCCTATCGTAAATCCTAGTTTTACTGTAATATACAACTCATCGTATGGTGTATCGGAATACGGCTGGCAGATACTATATAACGGGCATTTAACAGTGCAAAAAGGAAAAATCATGATAAACGGAACAGCACTGATAGAACAGACATTATACTACCCAATAAATGGAAGCATAACAGTGGCACATGATGGTGGAGAAGTAAAATCGTACATATGCGATAATACTCTAGTTATATATGCACAAAACACTACGATATTTTCCGTAGTTTTAAATGGAAGTTAATGAGCGGAAAACCTCACCCTCCCAGGGGGATCAGACCCGTATTCTGCCCTCACAAACAGCTGTTTGAGGTTTATATACCAGTTTTTGATAGTATAAAAATAGTGAGTTGCATGGCTCAGGAATTTTCATATGACCAAGAAGGAGGAGAAAGTGTTTCCCATAGAAACCTATTAAAGCTAGATTGGGATGATGTCGAAAAATTAATAGAATCATTCCTAAACGAACACATGAGGACGTGGAATAAATATGACTACTTCATCATTGACGGCAACACGATGCTGATCAAAGTATATGGTTGGAATGAGCCGACGATCACAATAAAAGCGAGATTAGTAGGTGAAAAACTAGTAGCAGTCGAGGTGAGCTAAATGAAAGTTCCGGTGTTCATAAAATACAACAAATTAGAGGAGAACTGTTATTGCGATAAACAAGAAGGGATCCTATGTGACGACTTCAAAGATTATGTTGACGTTGACGTTTATGATGTCCAGTTTGATCGTACTGACCTAGAAGACATTGTGAACGAATATTTTGATGATATTGCAGACATTTTGATGATGGATAAACGTCTGTTGGAACGTTTTTTGGACGAACTATCCAAAAAACTAAACAAATACAATGTAAGATAAATTCTTTTTTCGAACTGACTTTCTCCTCATTCTTCTAGGGCGAGGCTTCCGTTGATAACAATTAGGAGCAAATTTATATCATAATGCTCTTCAGCTCCAATTTTCTAACAGCTTCTTAAACTCGTATAATTTATTATCGCCCTTCAACATCTTCATTATCTCGTCTTTATCATATCCTAGCAGTTGCAGAGTATATGCTCTCTCCTTCAAATGCATCACTATGTTTCCGCTCACACCAAAAGTGTTTATTATGTCTTCTCCTGTTA